TGGCAGATTTCCTGACCGCCAAAGCAGACAACTAGCACCACGTTAGGGATACGGTGGACTAAGGATTCATGCAGGCATTGAACACGGTAGCCAGTGTCAATGTCAGATGTACCATCGTCGCCATACTTCTTACGCTGGTGAATACCTAGATTCTTGACCTCATAGAGTGTCTGCCCATCCTCTGAAATGTAATCAAAGTGGGAGGCAAGAAAGGTATGTTGCGGGTGATACAGGGAATAGTCAGCATCTTTGAAATTGATGCGTTGTCTGCGTGCAAACTCTTTCATGATGGGTTCTTGCATTACCAAACCCATTTGCACAGCTTCCACAGCGGATAAGTCATCTAACGGTTTAACGCCTATCTTCTCGGCGTACACCTCACCGGCTCTACCTTCAACAAACCGGCGTGCATCGTTAGACCATAGTGCGTTGTTACGCACTTCGGGTGAAAAGTCACTCATATTTAGCCCCAATTAGTTATCGTCCTGATCCCACAATAAGACTGATAGCATCAGGACAACAATTGCTATCAGACCACCGGCACCCACCAATGCAGCGCCGATAAAAGTTAGTATTTGAGAGGTGTTCAAGGCGCACCCCTTTCGCGGATAGCAAAGGCAATCTTTCTGCCGCACTCAATATGTCGTGGCGTCACAGTTTCTGTTACCTTGGCGCATTCCTCGCGCTCATAAGCCGCAGCTAGTTCAGCAAACGCATGAAGGCTTCTCCACTGGTTCTCGGTTGCACCCCAATCTGGAGGCATGATTCCGGCTTCCGCTGCCCATTTAACAATGTCATCTCTGGTCATAGTTTCCTCTGGCAAGTAAACGCCTGAATATCCACTCTGAAGGCCGCAGCAAAGCGGCAATCAGCGGCGATACGGCTCTCAGTTTGGACAACGCCTGCGTAGTAGGCAAAGGCTGCAATGGCGAAGGTAACGGCAGATTTAGCCCACCAGTCATTGATGACCTGCATTACCTTCTTCAGCATCTCAGCCATCAAAGCACGCTCAGAAGGGGCTATCACGCATGGCCTCCTCGAACTCCTGCCTCGCCTTCTCTCTGGCAATCTGGTTCTCAGTGTGCAGGACGAAGTAAATGGCTTTAGGCCCACAGTCACCATCCCTAAAGGACTGGCGTTGAGCAAAGCAATACGGGAATTCTTCCTTGCCAGTAACAAGGCTGATTTCAGTGGTAACAGGATTGATGCAACGGTCTTTCTGACCGTGTTCATTGCCATAGAAATAGCAATCAACACAGAGTTTGATGTCTTTTAGATAAGTCATGGATAAGCCCCTAAATGGATGGATAACGGATTAGGCGTCTAGTTCTATCAGTTGGAAACGGCGCTCTTTCAAGCGTAGGACGGAAGCAGACAGGTGACGGACAGACTCTTTGGCACGGTCTAGTGCAGCTTGAGCAGCAGCTTCTTGCAAGCGAATACGGTCAATCAAGTCTGTGTCTTGACGAGGATCGTAATGATCCTGAAGGGTGTAAATCATGTGAACCTCCCTGATTAGGAAACGGATAATGTGCATCAGCACACGCACACAATAGTTCACAGAATACACAAAGTCAACAACTATTTTGAGAGATAGAGTGAAAGGCATTTGACCCTGTGGATAAGTCTGTGGATAACTTGTTTGTTTCTTTTTGGCAAGTAGAACACCTATATAAATATATCTATACGTTTACTATAATCTAAGTAAACGTATAGCTATACGGTTACTACATATATACGGTTACTATAGCTATACGGTAACTATAGCTATAGGGGTTATTGGAATATTGATCTACGTGGGTCAGTTGTTCAAACATCTATCTCTCAAAACTTATAGGAAAAGTCGTTTACTAAGACTATACGTTTACTTTCCTATACGGTTTCTAAATCTATACGGTTCCTATACATATAGGTAGGCGCGTGTCAATTTGGAAACATGAAATCTATTTTTTTTTGAAGATTCAAATGTCAAAGGAATGAACCTGCATTTGTTGCCAAACAAGCTAGGGTTGAGTTTTGCATAGGGGGCTGGTGGCAAGCGAGAATCTGGTAGCTGCAAAGAATCGATTTTGAGGCCTGTTTTAGGGCTTCTGAGGGCTTCAAAAGTTTAGGGAATAGTAGGATGAGGGTAGAAAAGAAAAAGCCCCTAAAAGGGGCTTAATCGGTAAGGGTAGATTGTTATCAGATAATTAGCATGCCGAGAACTAAAATCAGGTACAGCACAAAGCAAATGACTAGCGCCATTGCATAAAAGAAAAATCCCCCTTGTTCCATTTTTTCGTCGAATTGTTCGCTGAGTTTCTTCATTGTCTGCCCCTTAGTCCGTTACAGGTTGCGCAAGGTCAATAGTCCATGCAAGCGGTATCGGTTTATCAGGCCTGAATCCGTTACTTGGATAACCGCCAATTGCATTGAATTCAATGTTGCCAATGGTAAAAGACTGACTAACGGTATTCGATAGATACAGTTTGAAAGTGCCATGCTCGGTTATCACTTTGCAAAGTTTGCCAATGTTTAATGGTTGACGTGTTTTGAGTGTTTTCATGGTATCCCCCCTTAGAATCGCTCAAAGACACCGATTGAACCGTTATTTCGGACTGTTACCTGATAGCCAATCGGCGTTTTTGTGACGCGATACTTGGCACGATTGGCGCGATACCAGCGCAACTTGTTTGCAAGATATTTCCGATTGGAAATATGGCTGCAAAACTGCGGTTCATCCTGAAAGTAGAATTTATAGCCTTGTTTCATGGTTGCCCCTTAAAGTTTAGGAATTGGCGTAAAACACGCCCGTAAACCGCCCGTAAGCGGCTTACAGTCAGGTTTTATGCCGCTATTGCTTCGGTAATCTCGCTATGCTCATCAGCTTGGCTACCAGTGAGATAGTCCAGTGCGTTTTGTGCTTTTGCTGCCGCTGAGAGAATGAATTTTTTGTCATTGCGCAATGCTTGTAGCCAATTCTCAATATATCCGGCATGGCGCAAGTCACCATCAATGCCACATTTGGCGCAAAGCATTGCAGCGCCTAATTCGGCAACTAGCTCCTCAAAAGCATAGTTTTCGCTTCCGAATCTAGCCGGAGTGATTCGCTTTAATCGCTTTTCATGGCCTGAAGCGTGAACGCTCTCATGTAACAGGGTTGCGTAATAGTTCTCGCGAGAATCAAATGCCGCTTGTGGCGGCATCACGATTGCATCGGTACTTGGCCGGTAATAAGCACTATCGCCTGCATGAGTTAAGCCGCCGGACAATTGCAAGCGATTAACTATTTGATCCGCTTGCTCGCAAGGGTTCCAATCAACCGCTGGAATTTCAGGCATGGCAGGCAATTCAATACCGGAACATTGTTCAATGTTAAAAACATAGTAATGTTTGATGAAGGCATAGGCGGAAGTGACTGATTCGCCCTTATCGCCTATTGTTTCTTTTCTGTGAACATTCCAATAGACCACTGGTGTGCCTTTTTGGTCTGCTAAGACAGTTCCCCCTAACTGTTGCGCTTGCTTAAACGTCAAGTAATAGGGAATAGCAAAGGGTTGCATTGATAGCCAAAAGTGATTGATGCCCCTGTAAACAGTGCCACTAGCCGGATTGAAGGGCATCCCTTGCCCGGGTTGTTGTTTCAGGTAGCGCCAAGGCTTCACCCAAGGCGTTGCACCCTTTTCTAGCTCGGAAATGATGCGGTCAGTAATTTGCTGCGCAATATCGATTTTCATAATTAGCCCCTGATAAGTTTAGGAATATGCACTGAGTGCATAGGTTCAAATATAGATGAGTGTATGAATTAACTCAAGGGCTACCTATATATATATAGGCATATATTTTTCTATCGGCTTGTATATAGGGATATATGCAATCTATTAGGGATTGTCGTTTGGGTAACTATTCATATATTGGCAATCCTCGCTTGTTGCCAAATTATTATTTAGGGTCAGACCATCATTTAGACCATGCAATATTGCCAAAGGGTAAATTGCCAAAGGGTCAATGGTGCCATTTGCGCAATTGGCGTTATGACAATGGCATAGGTCAACTCTATCGGTCATGGTCAGGCGATAGGGATTGTGTAGTTATCTTTGTGGCAACGCGATGGGGTTTGACCCTCCGTGGTTGCGCGCCCTATTTCATCCCCCGCACCAAAGAAATTTGCGTTTTCTGGTTTCCCCGCCCCAAGGAAATTTCGGTTTCTCCCTCCACTATTTGTGATACAGTTGGTTTACTGTATTAACGGAGGTGCGAATGTATGAAATAGAGACTGGTGTACCGATGCCGGAGGTGAAGGTGAAGCACAACTATCCGCATGAGGCTTTGCAGGTGGGGGAGAGTTTCTTTGTGCCGGGTGGGAATATGAATGTGCTGTGTAATTACAACCGGATACGGGGTAAGCGGTTGGAGAGGAAGTTTGTGTGCCGTCGAGAGGGTGACGGTATTCGGGTATGGCGGATTGAATAGGGAGGCTCTAATGGAACAGAAGATGGATTGGAATAGGAAGCCGCATCGGTTGTTGGATTACTTGCTAGATCGGTTTGATTTGAGGAGTGATCGGGAGTTGGCGATTGAGTTGGAGGTACGTTCTCCGGTGCTAAGTAAGATTAGGCATGGTCATGCCGAGGTGACAGCTAATTTTATTTTGGCGGTACATGATG